AACAAATTTACTATTATACATTTAATAAAATATGTAAAATTTTAAAAAAAATAACGGAGTCAAATAAATGAGTAATAGTATAATTTTACTTGAAATAAAAAAGAAAAATAAAATTTTTTATAAAAAATATGGCACTAATAATAAAAAAAGATATGTCAAAATAGGTGATGAAGAACCAATTGAATTAAAACCTTTTAATGAAGATTTTTTATCTTGCGATATAATTCCAAAAGAATTAGGATATACATCAATAGAAATATTAGATGAAAACAAAACAAAAATATACTCTAGTATATGTAAAGTTGTTGTTGCAAAACCAGAAAATCAATGGGTAATCTCATAAAAAAAGGAATAAATAAAATGGATAATTTAAAAAGAATAGTTGATGCATATAATGTATTAAGCAAAAAAGTAAAACAAGATTTAGATGAAGAATTTTTAAAAAATAGAATTAAAGGAACAGAATATGCAAATGTATATTCAAACTTAATGTCAACTATATTACAATTAGCGTTTCAATCACCAAAACAAGATCATGAAATATGCAAAATAGATGCAGAAAGAGAAAATGTTATAAGATCAACAGCTAATTTTGATGATGAAATACTTGCTAAATTATTAGAAATCCAATATAGAGGATGGGCTGAAGCATTTAAGAGTGGATTATTAGAAGATATACCAAGTATATTAAAAAATGATGAATTAAGTGAATTATATCATTCAGAAAGAGATAGAATATCTAAATCTGAATGGAGAAACAAAAATAATTGTGAATCTAAAAACACAACAGGAGATAAATAATGAATAAATCAATTTATAACTTATTCAAAGATAGTGAAAATTATAAACAAAAAATAAATGAAAAAATAGCAAATAGAATATCTATTTATAATGGAGATCCATATGGTAATGAAATAGAAGGTAGAAGTAAAATAGTATGGAAATTAATAAAAAAACAAATCAAAACATTAGTGGCAAACATTGTTAAACAATTCACATCTGGAACAGGTATAGTGAAATTAACTCCTGTATCTAAAAATGATATTATAAAAGCAAAAATAGATGAAGGTTTAATCAATTACTTTTATGAAAATGAAATAGAAAAAACTCATTTTAATAAAAGATTGGCTCTATTAGTTGCAAAAGAAGGAACTGCTGTAGTAAGAGTTGGTTGGAAAAAACTTACAAAACTAGAACCAATAGACTTATCAGGTATTAATCCAGCATCATTACCAAATGGAACTAAAATAGAAAAAGATGAAAATGAAAACACTTATATAAAAAAAGTTTTAAAAAACAAACCTACATTAGAAATAATACCAAATGAAGATGTTTATACAGATCCACTTGCATACACATTTGAACAATCAAGATATATTTTTATAAAAAAAGAAGTTACAAAAGAAGAATTAAGAGAAAACCCATTATTAGATAAAGAAAAAGTAGAAACTTGGATCAATAGACTCTTAGAGAACCGAGATAGTAACGCTGGTAATGATTTACACGATAGAGAATTATGGAGAATAGATAAAAAAGAAGATAATCCAAAACCTATAGATGAAAAAGTATATTTATATGAATATTGGTATAAAGAAAAAGACAAAGTAAAAGTTAAATACTTAACATTTGATGGAGCAGAAGAAATAGTGTTTGCTACAAAAGAAGTTGAGGTTGGTTCTTTTCCATTTGTATTTTTTAATCTTGATGTAAATGAATTTAGTATGTGGGGAGATGGATTACCTGATTTGATAGATGATGAGCAAAAATTTATGACATCAATTGTAAGAGGTGTTATTGATAATATGAGTCAATCAAATTATGGAACTAAATTTATTAAAAAAGGTGCATTAGATTCAACAAATTTTAATAGATTAATGACAGGTGAACCTGTTGTTGAAGTAAATACAACAGCTAAATTAAGCGATGTTATGGTAGATGGTAATTTCAACGAATTGCCTTCAAGTGTATATAATTTATTACAAATAATAGAGCAACAAGCTGAAGGATTAACAGGTATTAGTAGAGCAATGCAAGGCGTTGATATAGAAGCTATAAAATCTCCAGCAAGCAATTATTCAGCTTTAATGACACAAGCACAAGTTAGACTATATGATTTTATACAATCATTTCAAGAAGGATGGAAAAAAATATTTATAAAATGGCTTGAAATGAGTATGAAATATTTAGATGATGATGAGATTTATGATAGAACAGGAGTATCAATTCCTGATGTTAAATGGAAAGAAATAAATAGACTCAAAAAGAAATATCAAGTAGATAAACTACCACAAGATGTTGCACAACAAGTTATTATTTTAATAAATAAAGAAATAGAAGATATATTTAATAAAGAAGATATTAAATATGACATTAGATTTAGAATTGGTTCTGATGGATTAACACAAATCAAAGTATCTCAATTAAATATGTTATTACAACAACTTATTCCAGCAATGCAATCTGGCTCTATTCCAAGTGATATACTTAAAAAACTATTAGCAAAATTAGCAGAGTTAATGGAATTCCCTCAAATAGCAGATGAAATAGAAAATTATGAACCACAACCAGATCCAATGCAACAACAAATGATGCAATTAGAAATGATGGAAAAACAAGCAAAAGCAGAAAAAGAAAAAGCATTAGCTCAAAATGCTATAGCAAGAGCACAACAAGTTGGAGTTAAAACAAGAATTGATGCTTCTAAAGTACAAATGGATCTTATCGATAAAGCAAGCGGTGTTGAACTTAAAAAAGCACAAGCTGATAAAACTAAAGCAGAAGCTATAGCAACACTACACGGAACAAAAAAAACATTAGCAGAAGCATATAAAATCATAAAAGAAACAAAAAATGCTATTAAAGGAAATAAAAAATGACAGATTTAGAATTAAAAGATAGAATGAGTAGATTAATGGAGAACCAAGACTTTATAAAAGTATTCATTGAATACTACCTTGGTTCTTATAAAGATAGTATCATTTGGAATGAAGATTTAAGAGATATCAAAATACAAGATAAATTACAATCAATACAAGAATTAAGAAACTTTATAAGCTATTATTTTGACTTAAATGAAAAATAATGTATAATTACAAAAAACGCATAGAAAGGCTAAAATATGAGTGATATGATCCAAAACTTCTTTAAAGAAGCAGAAAAAGAAATAAATTCTCAAACAGAGAATGAATATGATGAAGTTTGGGATAAAAAACAAGTTTCAATAGAAGAAGTTTTTAATAATGATGAAAATAATGAAAATATTGAAAATGAAGAAGTTAAAAATAATAATGAACAGGATACTCTTGGTTCTCAAACAGAGAACAATAATACTATTCCTAATACTGATGTTCAAACAGAACAATCAGAAAACAAAGAAATAAACAATTTTGACAAAGAAAAATTTATCACTCTAACCAAACCTCTAAAATACAGAGGAAAAGAAATATATCCAGAAAGCGAAGAAGAGTTGATAGAGCTAGCTCAAAAAGGATTAGATTATTCATTTAAAATGAATAAAATCTCTCAATATAGAGAATTAATTGATTTTGTTGTAAAGAACAATATATCTCTTGAAGATATAAAAAACAAATTTGAAAATTCAAACAGCAATGAAGAAGAACAATATTATGATGATATGTTTGAATTTGAAAACAATCAGATAAATGATTTTGATATTTCAAAAAAAATAATAAACCAAATAAAAAAAACTAATCCTGTATTAGCAAACAAAATAAGTAGCATCTATAATTTAATAGATGACACATTCAAAATTGAATTAAACGATGAAAGATTGTTTAATGCATTTGTTGGTTCTGTGGCTAATGGAGAATTTGAAAAAATTTATGATAATGTTGTTAAATTTAAAGCTAAAAATCCTTTTATGACTTGGATTGAAGCTTATAGCAATGTTGCAAATGGAATAAAACAAAAAGAGCCTACTGAACCAACTGAACCAATCCAAGACACATATAATAAAAAAGAAAGAAAAGTAAACAAAAACAAGTCAATAGAAGAACAATATAGTGAAATTTGGGAAAAAGATTTAACAATAAACGAACTTGAAAAAATGCTGATAGAAGGAGTGTAGTATGGCATCAAGTAAAATTAATTTATACAGAAAGGATAGATACCAAGTAGTTGGTGTTTATGACAATGACAATGGAACAGATGTAACTAACTATATGGAAAAAACTGATGAATATGGTTATAAAATGAAAGAAGAAATCATTGTTGGTTTAACTAAAACTGATGGATGGACTATTGATGAATCAACACTTAAAACAGTTAAATATGGTAAAACAGTATCATATGCAAGCGGTTTAGGTTCTGGTAGAAATGTTATTGTTATAGCTAAAAGTGATAATAGTTCAGTTCAAAATTTTTATGACAATGTGCATGTAGAAGCACAAGCTGGTGGATAATAATAAAAAAACAAATAATATAACAACATAAAAGGAGTATCAAAATGCCATTAAAATATGGAAAACAAGGTGATAAACTAGGTGCAAAACAACAAGCAGTATTAGATAGATTAATGACTGAAGGTGTAGCACAACAAACTATTTTTGATAAATATGCTACAATGACTAAAGGTATTCCACAAAAAAGTGGTAGAACAATTACTTTTAGAAAAGCTATTAAAGTAAAAGATTTAATGTTAGCAAACAAAATCTACAAAGAATATACAGGAAATAATGTAGATGGTAGAGGTGAAGGTGTAGCAACATTAGTTGATAGAGATTACTACAAAGAATTTATTCTTACAGAAGGTGAATCAGGAAGTGAAAGAAGTTATGGAAAATATGTTGAATACTCAACTGATATTTTCCCTATCGGTTTCTGGTCTAAAATCACTGAAGAAGTATCTCTATTGCACGATATGTGGACTTTAAATGGATATATCCAAGAACTTACTGAAGTTGGTTCTTATATTATTGATGGATTTTATAGAGATTTATATATTAACAGTGCAGGTCATCAAGTTGATATTAGCACAAATGACGATGGACATAATAGTTTTTCAGATTCTGACTTTACAAGTGCAAATAAAAAAATCGGAATGCAATTAAGATTAAGTGGAGCTAAATATGTTAATAGCATCTTAAGCAATAGTGCTAATTATGCAACAATCCCACTTAAAACTAAATATGTTGCTATTGTAAACCCATTAGCAGAGTTTAGTTTAAGAGATAATCCAGATTTCATCCCTGTAGAAAAATATCCTAATACAGGAGCAGTATTAGAAAACGAAATTGGTTCTATTGGTGAAATTAGATATGTAACAAATGAAAAT